TTTGGAAAGCGGTCGAAGTCTGACGGGAGCGTGAGCGCAACAGTCGTCCCGTCTCCCGCGATGCTCGCCAGCGTCGTTAGTTTCGTCCAGTCGTGAGACTTGAGAATATCTTTAGTCGCCTCATTGAACAGATCGGACAGTTCAAGCGCGATGCCGGCCGTTGACGTAAAGATGCTGGTCGGCTTTTGGCCGACGCAGCGAATGGCAACGCTTTGAAGTGCCGACAGAACCGTCATTTAGGCCGCCTCGGCTTCCATCAATTCCTTGGCCATGCGGACAAGGGTGTCGTGCGACGGCTGACCACGCGGGCGGGAGCCGGTCTTTGTGCCGATAAAGGCTTTTAGCTCCTCGTCAGGCATGGCCTCGAATGAACCGGGCTCCACGGCCGGCGCGACGGGCGCCTGCTGTTGAGAGACCAGATCGGCTAGTTGTCGTTTCAGCGCCTCGTTCTCCTGCGCCATACGGGTGACATCGGCCGACCCCTTGGCGTTATCGAGATAGGCTTGCGCCTGGTTCTTGAGTTCGCGACCACCGATGCCCAAAGCCTTCAGCGGGCCACCATCGAGCAAAGCCAGAGCCTCGACCGTATGGACATGCACGGCTTTCAGCTCCAGCCGCTTGGATTGCGTCAGGAACGGCGCTTCCTCCAGCGGAGTGCCGGACTGCGCCTGCGTATGACCAGCCTTGAAGCGGTCGTACTGCGCCTGAAACCTCATGGCGTAGGTGACGGGATCGCCAGAGCCGCCATCCTCCAATTCTTCCAAGTGTGAGACTTCATGCGCGGGAAAGACCTTCACGGAATTGCGGTCGCCGGCCGTGCGGATTTCTACGATTTCCATGTCGTCGTAGATCGGGCGCCCCTGTTCCTTGGTCTTGCGCGGATTAAGCTGGGAGTGAATCTTGAATGTGGGGACGAGGGACGGTTTCTGATTTTCAGCCATCTATTTTCCTTTCTGAGAGGATGTGAAAAAGGCCCCGAATGGGGCCTTCAGAGGGTCACGACAAAGCAGGAATTGATATCGCTCTTTTCCTGCCAATGGATTGAGTAGCCAAGCCGCACGAATGCGGACTGCCACCACTCATGCGGGCGCACCGTATTGTGGAGCTTCTGATGGATGACGGCGCCGAAACTGTCGTTCACCGTCGAAATCTGGAAAAACACCTTCGCCGCAGAGGTCATAATGTTGGTAACGACTGCATCAACATCATCGGTCGGGATATGCTCCATCATGTCGGTGCACAGCCCAAACGGGGCGAGCAGCGGGCACGGATGCGACATATCCCATTCAACGAATGGCAGGCCGAACGCCTCGTCATCGCGGCAGTTGTCCGCAAAATCGACAAGGATAACGTCGAAGCCGAGTTCTTTCAGACGCAGAGAACTACGCCCTGTCCCGCAGCCGAAGTCGATAACCGGGCCGGGCTTGTCGAAAAACCGGGCCGCGATAGCCGCGCACTGTTCGCCCGGTGCAATGTCCCTGTAGCCGTCGAACTGCCACATCAGCCGGTATTTATCGCGCTCCGACAGGCTATGCGGCGGCGTCGTGTACATGCACTGAAGCAGGCCATCCCCGTAGACTTCAATCTGGCAACCCTCTTGCTTGAGAGCCTGCGACGTGATCTGGAATTTCTCGGCCTGCGCCTTCATCGCAACCGAGCACGTGAACTCTCGGCCGCCCCACTGTACTTCAGTGGTCGGAATGAGATCATTCATCGGCTGGCTATAGGCGTGGCCCTTACCGTCCCGGTGCGAGCTGTCATAGCCGAACACATGAAACTCACGGAAGCCAAGCGCGAATGCAACGCACATCGCGCAATTGCCTGTCGCAGCACCTCCTCCGATGAGCGCGTATCCACCAGCCTTGACGCGCTTTTCGGGGAATAGCTGCTCAACCTCGCCGGTCTCAAGGTGCCAAATGATCGGGCGCTTAACGGCCTCGATGGTTTTCGGATCGACCTGGGATGCAAACAGATGTGCCGCTGCGCCGCTATCGACAAGCGTTGCGGTTTCCTCCTTGGCGTCCGATATCACCTGATAATCAACCGGGATGCCGTGCCCGCGCGCCCACTTAGATGCGCCATTCATCGCAAAGACTGTCGCGCCGGCAGCCTTCAAAGCGCGAATATCGTCAATATGATCGGCAGCCGAAGGGCCGCCGCCAATCATCACGGCAACTCCGTCATGTTGACCGCTGGCCGACAACCATTCCAGATCGCGGGCGGAATTGACCCGGATATGGTCGTTTAGGACTTCATCTGGCGTGTTGCAGATCACAAGGATCGGGATAATCAGCGGCCCAGACGCATGAGGATTATGGATAATCTTCTGCGTCATTTCATAGCGGGGCGCCGTCATTATGCCATCCTGTAAAAGGTGCGGAGGGCCGTTAAGCCCTCCGCTGTTACGGTTAGTTACGCGGGCCGCGCGGACGGTTGACCATGACATTGACGGTCGTCACGTTCGACTTGGCCGACGCCACAACGGCGACGAACGCGCCGCTGATTTGCAGACCGGAGGCCGCCGCGATGGCAAGGCCGGAGCCGGCCGCAAGTCCGGCACCCTTGGCGTAGGACGTGGTGTTGGCCTTGGCGACGACAGCGATGCCGCTGATCTGATACCAGCCATACTGACTGGCAAGATTGGCGGACATCGCTACCGCGTTCGGGCGGGCCTTGCTGAGCGTGGTGGATTCCAGCGCGGTCTGGAAGCTGTCGTCATAGTTGACGATAGAGCCGACAACCGTGCTGGCAACGCCTTCCAGATAGATGAACTCGCCCGTGCCGTAGGTCGGGTCCGTCGCCTGGATGATCGTGCCGAGAGGCACGGTCTTGATGTAGTCCGTCGAGGCGATGGTCGAAGTGATCGACGGCATCCCGACAGCAGTCGAGGTTTTCGCGTAAGCCATTTTAAGCTCCGTGGCCTAGATGTACGTTGAATTGGAAAGGGCGGCCTCAAGGGCCGCCCCGTTGCTGTCGGCTATCAGGAGCCGGTGTTGCTGTCGTAGAACTTCCACGTAAACAGCGGATTGACCATCGTCATTTCGCCCATGAATCCGATGTACTGGACAACAGCGTCCTGATTGATCGGCTTCATGCCCTCGCCTTCAAACAACTTTTGGAAGTTGCGGCTCGGGTTGTAGCGAATGCGCAGCGAGTCGGTCTCGATGCCGTAGGTCGTGTTCGCCGGCATGTTGGTGCCGATACCGCCATCGAGAACGATGTCGGCCGTGCGGCCGGCGCCGAAGTATTTGAGGCGGGTGAAGCCCAGCTTGCCGAGGGTGTCGCCGCCATCCGTGACACGCTGGATGGCAACGGTCGCCGCGTCATAGGCCGCGTAGTGCTCGGTGCTCATGAGCAGCAGATCGGCCGCCCGCTTGCCGCGCGACCGCTTCGTCATGATCTCATTCAGGAACGGCCTGATCGTGGTGGACGAAACCTGCGTGCCGATGGCGGTGTCCATCGACTGCGCATCGTAGGTGGTCGTCTGCCAGATCGAGTACGTCGAGCGGTCGATACCGCCATACGTGCCCGAGTTGGTCACAGTCGGAACAGCCGTCTTGAGGCCGGTCAACTGCTTGCCTCCGTTCGCCGTGCCGTCCGACTGAATGGCAACGTCCATTGTATCGGACAGACCGCGTTCGGCGGCGCCGATATAGGACTCCATGACGTTCATCAGTTCGGCCGAGCCCTGGTTGTTGAGGATTTCCTCGTAGGACAGGGTGATCGGAACGGCGACCATCTTCGGCGTGAAGTAGGCGTCGTTGAACAGTTCCAGCGGAGCGGCGTCGAGGAAATCGTACCCATTGTACCACTGACCAGCCGGTTTGCTGATCTGGAGGGTTTCACGGATACGGGGGCCGCTGTACTCTTTGAAGAGGCCCTTGGACTTCATGACCGCCAAGAGCGCGTTGGAGTTGGACACGAGGTCCTGATAGCCCGCCGAACGATCTTCGAGGGCCATCGACAGTACCTGCTGGTACTGAGCAAGAGGATTGATAGCCATTTGATGCCTCTAGGCTTAGCTCGCCTGCGCCATAGCGCGTTGGAGAGCTTCTTTGATGGAGTTGGAGGCTTTTCGCGTCGTCGGGGATGAGCCGGGCAACGGTGAGCCGGTGACAGATTTCGCCGGGGTATGAGCCGCAGGCGTTTCCGGCGTGGCCGGAGTTAATGCGGAGCCATTGGCAGCGGGTTTGAGCCGATCCGCCATCTGGTAGGCTTCCTGCAAATTCTCAGCGAGACCCTGTTGCAGAAGCTTGCTGATGGTCCCGGAGAGTTCGTCAAAGCGCGGGTTCTGCGCTGCGAACTCGTCAACGGTTGACATCAACTTCTGCTCTTTCTCGCTCCTGTATCCTGAAAGTTCGTGCTCCAATTCCGCGTTTTTCGTGCGGAGTTGCTGCATCTGCTGCTCGGCATGAACCGAAACCTGATCGGGACTGACGCCGGCAATCTGCGCCGCGAACTCGCGCACATTGACGCCGGCATAATCGAACACCTTTTGCAGCGCCGCCCACTTTTCTTGGGGGGTATCGCTGGCCAGTTGCTTTTCTAGTGTCGTGTAGCGGTCTACGGCATCCTTCAGCGTCGTATTGTTCTGCCGCGCCAATTCGTCGTATTGCTTCAGCGGTTCAAACCGCTCCTTGTATTCCTTGATGCCCTTCTCGATTTCGTTGATCGCGCGATGGGCCTCGGCCTTGACGGAATCGGGTGCCTTCTCCCATTCCCGCTTGCCGTCGTCGGAAAAGCGTTTCGGCGCCTCACGCCACGGCTGCGCATCGGCTTCAACCTTCGGCGCCTCTTTCGGGCCATCCTTGGGAACAAACTTGCCATCCTCGCCGCGCACCGGGCCGTCGCTCTTAACCTCGGCCTTTGCCTCATTCTTCGGCGCGGCCTTGGCGTCAACCTTCGGGGCGTCCTTCGCTGGCTTCTCGGCGTCGGCCTTGACCTTGGCCTCGGCCTTTTTCAGCGCCTCGGAGATGGACGATGACGGCTTAGCCTCGGCCTTTACGTCCGCTTTCGGCTCGGCTTTGGCTGCCGGCTTTGGATCGGGTGTCGGGCCGGCTGACTCGATAGGTGCCGGCGGCTGGACCGGGGTATCCATAGGCAAAGAGGGTTGTTCGGCTGCCGCTGGTGCGGCTCCGTTCACGTCGGACATTGGTGGCTCCGTCTGAGGGAGGGTTAAGAGGTCAACGCAACGCGGGACTTGGCCCGCTCAAGTGATGCGCGGATTTGCGTACGGTCGATCTGCGGTGCCTTTGGCGTGCGCAGCCTGGCCGCGTCGTTGCCAACCTCTAAAAGCCCGTGCGCCCGGTATGAGGATCGTAGCTGAGCCTTAGAGTCGTAAATCTTGCCGTCATGCTGGCCCTGTACGGGCTGCATCGTGTCGGAGATCACGTGAATACGGTATGGGCCGCGTTTGTCAGGTTCGATCTTGATGCAGGCGAGCGGCCACGGTTGATCTAGGTCATGCCATCCCCGGCAGACCTTGCAAAAGCGTTGCGCCATTTATGCTCCGATAGTCT